CATGTATATGTCCTAATAATGATGAGTTTCTAGAAGCAATAGACGACGTTTGGCCCGGCGGTTATAACGCATTTGTACAACAGCTTAGAGACAACCTTTGTGTCACAGAGTGTGATTGCACCAAAGTATTTCCACCTACGGGAACACCTTACGTTCCTGAGGACCCAACAGACCCAAATCCAAACCCTCCTAGTCCTTCATTTTACAACACGCTGTATGCTAAAGCAGCAACAGACTTCTGTTTTGACATAGACGTAAAGGTACAGTATCCAAGCTATCCTGAATTGAAGATAGATGTTGGGGAAAGAATGATTTATCTACAAGCAATGTGGAGTAAAGTTATGGGTAGTTATGACAGACAAGGATTTCAGCTTGATGTTAATAGTAAGACACCTAATGTTGATGCTGACCTTCCAAATATGCCTACGTTCAACAGCAGAAAAACAAATCATTGGTGGAAAAATCGGCCTAATGAAGCACCTCTACAAGATATGATATCTAGCTATGCCGCTCAAGAGCTTAATGGGCAGCACGCTAAAGAAAACTTAGAGGCGCCAATATTGAATATAGAACGATTTAATGGATTTGAAAGAGTCAAAGACGGTGGAAGGAACTGCTGTGAAAGCTATGCCGATGCTGATGCAGAACCATTACATCCTCTTGATGAAGCTGGTGCAGGTGATAGCTACTGTTCAGATGACCCTGAAAGCACAAGCTCTACAGGAGGAGATTAGTGCTTATGGTGTATAAAATATTATCTAGGCATTATACTAAAGGGGTATTAGATGATTAAAGATAACTGGAAGACGGCGGCAGTCACAGCAACAAGCTGTGTTATAATGATGGTTAGCTTCTGGCTGGTTCAGGCAAAAGACTATGTAACAAGAAATGAAGTCTCTGATATGATACAAACAGAGTCTCCTTATCTTGTTGATAAGCAGTTAGTTCTGCAAAACATAAACGATATGAAAGAAGTCTTAAAGGATAATACTCAGGTTATAAGTCAGCTTAACATAGAAATAGCTAGGCTTAGGTCTGAGTTAGATAAGATAGGAGAGTAAAATGAAAAGAGCTTGGAAATTTAGCATTGAGGCAATTAAGCACGCCTGTCGTGGCTTGCCTACCTGTACTCAGGAAGAGATAAATGAGAGGCTATCAATTTGCAAGCAGTGCAAATATTTCACAGGTAATGGATGCTCTAAGTGTGGTTGCAACTGCGGAGGAAAGCCAAAGTTTCTGAATAAACTTGCTTGGGCTGACCAAGAATGCCCCATCGGAAAATGGGGCAGACTCGATAAGCCAGAGGAAGAATAGGTTTGATTACCAGCGATAAATCTGTCTCACCGCACTTTCCAAAAGAACTCTTAACACTTCGCCTTCGCCAAAAGAGATAGTGTGCTTTACCTCTTGCACATTTCCTCCTTTTGGTTTTCTGGCTAGGCGCAATGCATACCCTTGTCCTTCCATTCTCTTAAATTGAAGGGTAGTACTGCCTCTGGAGTTCTGATGAAACAGTCCGCTATACTTGCCTCCTGTCTGTCCTGCCTCTACCTTTAGCCCACTCAACGTAGCTAGAATCTCACCAATATCGTGCTCTCCTAGCTTAAGCGTCACAGATTTAGAGTCATTTGCTTGGCTCCAAGAGAAAGACGCATTACCGTTGTCGGAGTAGCCAGTTTGAGGTGAGGCAACCCAGAACATCTGCACATCTCTTACAGGATATGTTTTTCCATCCTTTCCGGGCTTCTCATCGCTCACTATCTTCATCTCTATTCGGCTGGCAGCTCCACTACCATCCTTACGAGGCTTGTAAATTCTCCATTGCTCTTGTTTACGAGTTACTGACATCGAAGTAAGACCTCCATTCTGCGTCATACCCTCTCACAGCAACAGGAATGTCATCAGCATTGTTCTGGTAAGAGGAAAGTAATTTAATAAATTTAGCTGCTTCAGAGTGTTTTAGTTCTCTGATGCTTGTTTTCTTTGGTTCACCATCAGCCGTTTGGTTAATAAACTTGGCAATGTTAATATCTAAGCCTCTACCTTCCGGCTTACACATCACTTCAATGAAGTTTACTTGGTTGTCTGTGATGTTTTTTTCGTAGTCTATGCTGTCATCTAGCGTATCAGAAAGCTCTTCTGCGGCTACAACTTTCCTTAACTGCAAAATTCGCCTCAGTGCGCGACCTTCAGCTCTGGTCTCTGCCATGGCTACAGGGAACTTGCTATATGGCATGTCTGTATTTTTATGCCAAGCATCGCCTGAACCACTTGCTTTTCTTACATTCCCAAAATGAGTTTCTACAACAATAGTGCAAACAGCAGTAGCTCTACCTTCATTTTCTTTTGTGGGTACTTGTGCTATGTCTGTTTCTGTCGCAATAATCTGTCCTAGTACTACTTCAGTTACTCTCCGCAGGCCATCAACAGTAGGATTTCCATCTACCATCTCATCAGACTCAAATTTTGAAATGACATAGTCACTCCACTCTGGAGAGCTAATTGATGGCGGCACAGCTTCAACAACCTCCTCCATAGTCTCAACATCATCTTCAACCAACGAAAAGTCTCCGCTGTCTTCTCCATCTCCAAAATCAAGGTCAACGCTAGTTGCTCTCATTTCTTCTGTAAGAATGTTTGTCAGCTCTGCTTTCTTGATATTGGTAAGGTCTTCGCTTTTGTAGCCAAAGTCCTCAACAAGCTTCTCTTTAATTTCTTTTACAGTCATAGTGCTCATACTACTCCCCTATTTCAATATATCTTTTGTTTCTAGAAGGAAATTTCTCGGTTACTCTTTCTATTTCGGATAGTAGCTTGGATTTTATGTCCCTCTTAAACTTCTCCGAAATGCCTTTCGTATTCTTTATTCTAACAAGAACAAGGCCTGAGTTCAATATCAAACCACTCTTCTGTCTGTCAGATTTTTGTGTTCTTTCTAGGGCTTCTTGGCCCCATATAGGCTCAAAATGACTTGGACCATCAATTTCTATCGCTATTGAAGACTCTGGCAAGAACAGGTCTATGTGCAGCTTCTCATTCAAAAGTAAATGCTCTTTGTGATACTCAACCCTGTATCCTTGTCTAGTTAATAGCTCAAAGAGGAACTTCTCTAGCTTAGAGCCTTCTTTACTAGCTTTTCTTATTGCTTGACTTGAGAGCCTTTGGAACTCTGCTTTTTTTTCGTCAGGCATCTTATCCCAGTTCTGCTTTGCTTTTAAAGACCTTTTCTGTCTATTATCCTCGTCTATATTTTCCCAGAAAGAATATACTGTGTCGCTTATCTTTTCTTTAACTTCTTGACTTCTTTTTTTACCTTTGGTAGGGTGTTTATGTCTACCATTTTTCAAGGCAGCTTTCTGAGCTTCGCTCCTATCTCTTATGTCTATGCCATGCTTCCTTGCCGCTCTAACTACCTTGTTAGTATAAGTTCCAAGTTCTTTGGCAATATCAGAAAAGCTTCTGTTTTTTACAGAATATTCTTTAAAAAGGAATTCTTTTGTTATCTCTTTCATTTCATTCTCCGCATAAAGAAAGCAATGCTTGTGCATCAAAATCTTTAATTACCGCCAAAGGCTTCTTCCAGCATGCTTCTATTATTTTTGCATGATGCTCACTTCTGGCAATCAGATGTATATTTGGATTATCGTAGATTGACTTTAGCTTTGAATATTTTTGACCTGCTTTTCTAGTCCACTCTAAATCCCACACATAGAAGAATTTTTTACTAGGACCTGTGATTTTCAGCAGGGTCTCAGCGGATGACAAGCAAGTAGCTATAACAATACCTTCATATCCCCATACCTCTGTCTGCTCCATGCACGAGAATAAAGGCACAGCTTGTAAGATTGGGTGCTTCTTGTAAAAGACTATTGTGTCTGCATCTACATCAGACTCACAAATACTGTTGAAAGACTCTAGCAAACATTCGGAAAGCTGAGAGGCTCCTAGCTCATCGGCCATAACACCTATTCTTTTCATTTGTATTCCTCTAGTTTCTGCAAAACCCTACTTGATTCTTCCTTTTTTCCAGCAACATTCATTATATCAGAAAGTCTATGGTGATAAGTATATCCTGAAAATAAAAGCTCCTTGGCTTTTTTGAGTGCTGCCAATCTGTAATCATCATCTCTTAATATCGTTTCAATTCCATTTTCAATTTCTTCTTGATTCGTAAACACGGGCAGAATATCTTCGTTTAGAAACTTATTGTTGAAAAGTATTGGTAGACAGTCAGATGCAATACAGTTTGCCATTAGCTCCCAATCATCATTAAAAACAAAAAACATTTTTGATTTACATAATAATTTGTGAGAATCCTCAGATGTCACTACCCCTAAATATGAAGGTGTATTAAGTTTATTCTTATAACTGAAGCACTTTATACCTAGCTTTGCAAGCTTAAGTATCTGTCTGTCATCTACTTCAGACAGGGCTATTATACCATGCTCTTTTTGTCTGTCTTGCTTACATTTTAGTAAGTCTGCAGAGGGTTTGTGGAAAGTAGCGAGCATATCTCCTGATATTTTTGTTGGCGATACATTCACAAGAGGAACAGAATACTCTCTACAAGCAGATTCTATCGCAGAACCGTCGGTATCTCCATTGCATACAACAAGGTCTGGCTTAAATTCACAAACAGCATCAAATGATGGCTTGGCTCTCTCATTCCATATCAATGTTGAGAACCCACAGTCAAAGGCAGCATTATGAATACCTTCCATTACTCTTGGGTTTTGTTCATCTATCTTAGTTAATAATCTCATGCTAAAATCTTTTTCGCTATAAGTAAATCTTTAGATGTATCTATGTCTGTAACTCTCATATTATTTGGAGTAAGCATATCAAACTTTGCTCCAAACTCAATGCATTTATTTATTATCTCAAAACCAAACTTCCTATCATTATCTCTATTAAAGACATTTTTCGAGAACATCTCTAATTCTGCTCCTTTTAGGTACATTATCTGAGCCCATTTATTCTCTATATCAGGTATGAGATATTGTATTTTTTTATTCGATATATTGCACCCAACTTCATCTTTAGTCATGCAGCCTGATTTATCTACAAATAAACATGATGAGTTAAGATTTATATTCTTAAATGTCTCGGGGTTAAAAAATAGGTCTCCATATACAACCAACACCTTATCTCTAGTGCATGCTCTCAATCCTAACGCCAAGCTTCTTGAAACATTTGTGCTGTCATAGTTTTCATTTTCTACCTTTACTATGTTTCTGGGTAAGTTATTCATCACTTTGCATGACTCATAACCAGAGACGACGACTATTTCAGGGCAATAGAAGCAAGACTTTAGTATGTCTATTTGTCTTGATATTATAGATTGATTTCCAATCTTTATAAGAGGCTTAGGCCCATAGGCTTTCATTCTGGTGCCAGTACCAGCAGCAGGTATGATTATGCTAAGACCCTTCTTTCTTCTTATTGCCTCTGTGGTGTTTTTCAATTAGCTACTCCAATTTCCTGTAGCTCTTGCTGGATATTTATCTTTCTTGAAGGTATTATGAATTTACATTCAGCTAGATGCCTGACTTTACTTAATTGGAAAGACTTTGATATTATATCATGCCCTATCAGAAAGTTTGCTTTTTCTCTAATAGCAATCGACTTGAAAAGTGCGGCAGACACTGCAACATTTGTTATCATATAACCAGAAGATATCGTTTCTACGCTGAACGGAAGCATAAGTTGAGGAAGCTCATCTCCAGAGTCTTTGATGATTGAGTCTGTGTACACACAGCCAACAGACTCACTTACCTCTTTTGCGATTTCTTCAGCAGAAAATTCTGTATAGAACTTGTCTCCTGCACGAATAATAATTACAACACCTTGGTTAGATGCAGCTTCTTTTGCCTCTGCAATCTCGTCAGGCGCACATGTAATCACATTAGAGCTTATGTTTTTTTGCGACTCTATACTCTTGTTTGTAACCTCTAATCCGTCCGAATCAGAGCCTTCAAAAAGAACAATAAAAGTTACACTGATACGCTCGGACATACCATCTGTATCGGATAAATGCTCTCTTCCCATTCCTGCTCCTTTAATTTTTCTATTAGTGGCTTACCTACGTTTCCATTTAGATAGCAGTGAACTGCATGTGGGACAACCATATAGTTATTATGCTCATCAGCAGCTATAAGTGAAAACCTAACTAATTTCTTTGTAACAAAAGTGTTTACTTCTTCTAGCATTTCATCAGGCAGCACACATCCCGACTGCACAACACAATAGTATTGAGGCCTGACTGTTTCAACGCACATGTCTATACACTTGCCATCACTGAACATCTCTGTAAATGCACGAACTTCATACTCAACATCAAGCCAATCAACGGCTTTCATTATTGATTTTATTCTCTCTGCTCTATCAGCATCAAACTCATCCTGCTGCGATGACTCAGGTCTGTCTACAATAGTTACTTTTTTAGGTTTTAGAGATTGTCTTTCAATAGAATAGCACGTAGTTAGCAAGTCATCTATAGTTGAATTATGGAACAGCACAATCTGACATTGTATTGCAGATTCCTCTTCCATCTTTTTAACATGGTCAGTTCCTTCAGGTAAAGATTCAAGCCATTTCTCATTACGACAAGCCATGCAGTACCTGTCGTTTATCACATAATACTCTCTACCCGTCGTTTCAACCAGCTCTCTGCTTATGTCGGTTCCCTGCTCTTTGTAGATGTCTAGCTTGCCTAGAACACAACCAACCTGCTTATTATCTTCAAAAGCACCAAAGATACAATTTTTACACTTAGTCCTCATCTACTTTTGGCCTCCTAAAGTTTATGCAGTACTTAGCTCCGTCAAGACGTTTTGAATCTATTTTCATACCCATCGACTTAAGGTGCTTTAAGCATTCAATCATTGAGCTAACAGACTTTCTTTGTGAATAAATAAAGTCTTTTGCTTGCTGGTCTGAGATTTTAAATGACTTTCTTAAAGAGCATATTGTAAGGAGGTCAACGCCAGTTATTGTTCCTTTGCCTCCATATCTTATCTTTGAAAGTATATAGTTTGTAGTGTCTTCACGGCGTTCAAAATAATCTAGACAGTCGCCTATAAATATCTCTTCACATGAAGCATCATGTATGTTTTGTAAGTCATTGAAGTCTATTACTTCATAGTCGCCTACAGCAGGCTCAGAGGTATTATTTACTTGTATTGCAATTTTCATAGTTATGTCCTTGTATAGACAATGTTAGCTGCTTGTGAGAATATGTTTTTCCATATGTCAACAAAATTTTCTTTAGATGCATCTGCTATGTAGCCCATCTTCTCCCAGCCGTCTCTACATTCTTCGCTAGAAAAGACGTTTATGTCGCCATCTATTCTTGAGATATTGTACCAGTTGTCATAGTTATGTGTCTTGTATTCTTGTGTTGGTGCTTCGTGTTCTAAGCAAACTATTGGTATGTGTAGGTGAGATGATAGCCCAGCACATATGTTATATACTCCCCTATTCGGGCACAAGATTAAATCAAAATCAGTATAAAGAGGAACACTGTCAGGCAGCATTTTTATAAAGTTTTTAGGAGTTTCATGGTCTTCAACACCCCAAGAAAAGTCATAGCCTGATGTCCAATAATACATATTATGCCCAGCTTCTGCTAGCCTAAGCTCATACTGATAATTAAAAGAGAACGTTATGATATTAAGAGGCTCGTCTGCATGTCTTGTTTCTTTTCTCATTAGACTTCTAACTGCTAACATCTTGCAACACCTCTTCGATTTTCTTTGAAACAGAGCCGAATGAATATTTCTTAACTTGTTCTATGCATTTCGATGATTTCTCAGAGAGGAGCTTAGAGTCTTCAAATGCCTGTCTCATTGCTTTTCTTAGAGACATCATATCTACTTGTCTCCAAGTCTCATGTGCGGTATAGAGGTATGGCAGGGGCGCCTCTTTAGTGGACACATGCGTCTCAATACTATCTACTAGCCAACCATTGTCATCATTGACAAATTCAGTCATGCCAGTGTTAGAGGTTACTATACAAGGAGTTCCTAAAGCCATACACTCAGCTGCTGGGATACACCAAGACTCACCGTGAGAAGCCATAACAAAACAATCTGCACTCTTGAATAACGCCAGCAGATGTTCTTTTTGCATGCGGTCAGTGATTATATAATTTTTCTTGTATACATCAAGAGAAGGGTACATTCTCAGTCTTGCCTTAACACTGTTTGCTTTATCGGTAACTGCTTGAAGCAAATCATGAGGTGTCATGCCAGACCTATTTGTTTTTATCAGCAGCTCAGCATTTTCTGTTGGAGAAAACTCAGCATGAAAAGCAGAGATAACAGCCGCTATGTTCTTTCTCTCTATGAACTCTCCGCAGACTAAGAACAAAAAAGAATCTGAATCTATTTCGTTTATATTCAACTCTTCATCTAAAGACTGTATCCCTTCAACATCCATAGGAATCGGAACAACTGATATATCTGAAGTTACTCCACTGTCAACTAAGTTGCTTTTTTCTTGAGAACTCGGAACCCAGACTTCATCCATAAGGTTCAGTTTTTCTACCCATCCAGTTTCTCCTAGCATGTTGGTTTCTGTGTAGGCTAGGCATATGTTTTTTTTGAATTTGCTGCTATAGTCACAAAACGATGGTAAAACATTCTGAATAACTACATCGTATTGGTCAAAAGAATTATACTCAAACTCTATTATATCCTCATCTATTTCGCAAACAGAACTGCCCATGTAGATAGGCCTTATGCACAGATTTATAGATTCGATTCTCGCAAGTGCTCTAATGTAAGCCTTAGCTGCATTACCCCATCCGTCATCTTGACGATAGGGACCTATAAATAATACGTTCATTAATGTCTGTTCCTAGCGTATCGAATAAAGTCTTGTTCTGGAATAGCTAGCCTGCCAGTTCTTGCAGCCTCACACTGATTTATGTTGCTGGCCATAGTCTTTAAAGAATTCACTAGTTCTTCTCTAGAGTATGGTCTCCATTTTTTGCTTTCAAATCGAGCTCCATCATTTATGTTCTTCATGGCCTCCATCTTAAAATACTCAAAGTATCTTCCTGAAAGAAAACCATCAAACGAGTTATTTACAAAAGACTCATTGGTATCCTGCATGTTTGGCTGGTAGTTCTCATTGACCATTCTTGGTGGAGAGTCCCACTTACCTTGAAGACCTTTAAGCTGCAAAGAGTCAAAATGTTCTTCCCATATCTTAGCAGTTTTATCCCAAGTATAGTGTTCAAGAAGTGCCTTTCTAGTTTCAAAGCCTTTTCTTAGACGTACCGATTCTGGTTTAGAAAAGAACGATATTAGATTTTCACAGAGGTCATCGTTGTCAGGATTAGCTCTATAAGCATCTGTTTCCATTTCTCTAAAAAGCTTTTTAACTTTTATAGGGTAGCCTTTAAGTTTTCTAACTACATCTGACATTGCACTATAATCTACCGACATAACAGGAACACCACAAGAAGCAGCTTCCACTTGAGGCATCCCAAACCCTTCGCATATAGCATACTGAACATACACGTCAAAAAGACCCATGATGTTAGCCAACGCCTCTTCCGACAGTCCGTTAACAACATTTGGAAGCACAGCAGTTATTTTGCCAGAGAAAGGCGAGTAAGCATTTGGACCCTGATAGAAAGACGGGAACCACTTACCTGTTACCTTGCAAAAGTATGTAAATAGAACTTTGTTTCCAAGGCCTTGCTCTTTTAACATCGCAGGTATATTGTAACCTACGTCAGGATAGCTAGTGTGCATATAAAAATAAGTATTCTTTGCTAGCTCATCTTTTCCAAGCTCTTTGCACTTATTCAAATATTTTCTGAATGCTATAAATAAATCAGGAAACAGCTTTCTTTTCTGGTTTCTCATGACTGTTCCGATTATTTTTGCTGTGCCGAAAAGCCCACATTGCTCTTTATGCTTTGCTTTATTTGGAACTGGCTTAAAAACTTCATGGTCAACTCCCGGAGGCGCAGACTTGTGAGTGTTTACCATCCCCGAGCCTTGCTGCTTCAGAACGTCAATCGCCCAGTCTGAATATGTAAATACGTCATCTGCGGTTGAGTACACATGAATCCATTCTGCTTGTTGTGGAGCAGAATCAACTGTCGGCATGATAGTCCAATTGTAGTAGTCTCTTAAAGGAGAGTTGTACTGGTAGCCCATCATCCAAAAATCCCTGATATCCCAAACAATATCAGGCTTAAAGTCCAGCAAGACTCTGTCGAATCTCCACTTGCCAAACTGGTTTAAGGCACTTGAGTTGTATATCTTCCTTTCAGCCGCATCGTTTTGAGCAGGTACATTTGGATACAGCAGCCAAGGGACAGAAAGACCTCTCTTGTCATCAATGCTTGCGTATGTAGCAAATTCTGCTATTTCGTACTTATTTGTGTTGTGCAGTCTGGACAGAACCTCTCTTCCATATTTAGAGTAGCCGCTAAATAGGTAAGACGCCTCATTAGACATAAGTATTTTTCTTTTAGTCATGCTAGGCTATTTGCTTCCTTGATTTTTTCAAACGCTTTTTTATATATTGTATGAGCCCAGACTCTAGACTTACCAAAATACTTTCCTATTTCATTCATAGTAAAGCCATCCAGTTTTAACATTATAAGAGTATGCTCTTGTTCTGTCAAGCTACTAGGTAAGAGGTCTTGTATACGCTGCCTAGCGGAGTCATCGTAATACTCAGCCAGAGGAAAGCTAGGCTCGCTGATATCTGTGAAGCACACTTGTTTAAGAGTTGTGTTTTTAGCTTTTTTTGAGTCTGGGAGAGTTCTAATTATTTCCCAGCGGATGTAGTTCCAAGCTATTGTTGACAGAGCCCCTCTGTCAGGGTCGTACTTTTTTATGGCTTTCCATAGCCCTATTCTTCCTGATTGTATGTACTCTTCTAATTCTTGATTGTTTTTAGGATTAAAAGAGCGAGCTAGAGAGACAACAAGCCCCATATTTTCCAATATAAGTTGTTGCTCCCTAGCCCGTGCCTCTACCTTAGACATTAAAATGGCAGAGCCTCTTCAGGGACATTTTGCTTAGAGGAAAAGTTTCCTGAGTCAGTGGATGTAGAGGTTTCTTCATCCTGCTTCTTTTGTCTTCCCTTTGGTGGAAATTCAAAAGTACTAACTCTAATCTTTTCTCTATATCTCATATTGCCGTCCTTATCTTCCCACTTATCATTTTTAAGTGAGCCATGGACAATAATACTATCGCCTTTGTCAAACCATTTACAAATAGTTTCTGCTCCACTATCCCAAGCTTCGCAGTTGACAAAAGTTGTTTCTTCATCTAATGTTCCATCCTTCTTTTTGAACTTCCTTGAAGAAGCTATTGTGAAGTTTGCAACTTTAGTATCCCTTCCTCCGATACTTACGTCTCGGAATTCTGGTTTTTTGGTAAAATTACCACTGAGATGAACAATGTTCATTTAATTCTCCTAACAATTAACAATTAACTTAATCTAAGTATAACGATAAACTCAAGTTTGTAAAGCTAAATTTGCCAAACTTTCTCTATCACGAGACCATCTTCGTCTCGATTTTTCTTTCCTCCAATCATAACAGTATTGCCTTCAGACAAAAGTGCCGAAAACTCATGCCAACTATCGGAGAAGACAACACAATCTAATGATGCGGAGCTATCACTAACCCCAACAAAAGCCATTCTGTTGCCTCTATTTGCACCATTCTTGATGGTGATTTCCCTTATTGAATTAATCTCAACAGCAACTAACGGATAGTCTGGAACGTTGTTGTTCGCAATATCACGGCAGCAGCAGTTTGACGAACTTGTGTCGCACGCATCAACCTTGGTGCAGGTAAGAGGTATGCCTAACAAAAGCTCTTCTTTAGATGCAATCCATTCTGGGAAATCTTCAAGCTTAAAAGGAGGGTTCTCTAGTGATTTGATTATCTCATTGAAAGAACCTAGTCTCCTCTTATTGGCGATTGCTCCTGACCTTCCTAGAGGAACTAAAGTCATAGTCTTCAGTGCTTCTAGCAGCTCATAGCCTTCACAGTCTTTCTTATCTATCAAATGCTGTTTAAGCCAGTTTAGTTCTTTGGCTGTCAGCTTTGATATGAACTCGTACTCGTAAAGCATTTTTGTCCTGTTTGAGTTTATGAAACTTAGTGCTCCGACAGAAATCATTGCTTTCATAGCCGAGCTGTTTACTCTCTTTGAGAAGAAAGCCAAAAACTCAAGCCAAGTCCATTGATTAATTTTTTTATCAAGCTCTTGCTCTACTTCAGATATTGACTCAGATATTTTTTCAATAATCTTTTGTCCTACATTTTTGATATCGGATAGACCAAAGTAAATGTTTCCATTAGCAAGAATAAAATTCTTATTGCACATTCTCATGTCAGGAGGCATAACATCAATGTCCATAAGTCTGGCGTTTGCTATAAGCTCACTAATCTCTTCGTGTGGTACAGCCTTTTCTTTTGCATAAAACAGATAAGATGTAAAAAACTCTTTGTCAAAATGGCATTTCGCGTAAGCCGAGAGGTACGCATTCATTGCATAACTCACAGCGTGAGACTTGTTGAAGCTATACCTTTGAGATTTTTCAATCCAGCCAAATATTTCTTCCGCTTGCTCTTCGGTTACTAGCCCAACTCTTTCTGCGCCAGACAAGAACATGGTCTTTACCTTTGCCATCTCCGAGACTTTTTTCTTCCCAATTGCTTTTCTCAGGACATCAGCCTCTTGCAGGTCAAACCCAGCAATCTTCCTAGCAATCTGCATAGACTGCTCTTGATATACAAGAATCCCATAAGTTTCAGAGAGTATTTCTTCGAGTGCAGGATGAAAATAATCTACAGCTTCACGACCATGCTTACGGTCTATGTAGTGATTGGTTAGGCTTTTGCCTTCAACCATAGCCTCCATACATCCCGGCCTCATGATTGAAACCAAAGCAGACAGCTCTTCAATTGTTCTTGGTTTTGTTTTCTTCGCTAGGCTCTGACCAAGTCTACTCTCCAACTGAAAGCAGCCCTTAGTATTTCCATCGCAAATCAAATCCCAAGCTTTTGGGCAATCTAGCCTTAATGTTTCAACATTAGGCTTGAAATTAATTCTTTCATTGTCTTCTATATCAAACCTGCACCCGCAGGAAAATCCAAACTTAGCCATACTAGTCTCTCAATAAAAATGAATTCTTAAACTTTACTTTGTCTGCTGTTCTGCGAAATAGTTTTTGAAATCTACAGAATAGCTGAGCTGTGTCTTTAACGTCTTTCAACGCATCGTGAGCGCCCGCTGTTGACATACCAAAATATTCTCGCATATTGTCCATGCTGAAACTTTTGACCTCAGCAGAGTTTTCAAACCACGGAAACATCCAGTGCATTAAATCAACTTTATCTCTAGGATGGAAAACCTGCTTACCAGACGAGTATCTCTCTGAGATTTTGTTGATGATTGGCATATCAAAGCCAAGTATATTATACCCGCAAGCTATAGGTGCTGTAAACTTTGACTTTCTTTTGCCTGAAATATGATATTTATCAAGAAACGTCATGAAGTTTTCCCACACACTCTTTTGCGAGGGCGATTTATCCCAAAGAGACAGAATGTCCTTAACGGAACAGTTCCTGATGTTTGAGTGCCACTCTATAGTTGACTTGTGCGAATCAAAGTAATCTTGCTCATCAAAATCGAGAGGCCTAATAAAAGAATTGAACTCAGCTCCGTCAATAAGTTCAAGCTTTCTAGCATCAACTATAACGGCGGCTAACTGTACAGGATTAAGCGTCTCTGTGTTAGTTCCATCAGTTTCAAAGTCAAATACGCAAATTTTATTGTGATTCATTAGTTATCTCCAGCGCCAACATGTTTAATTATCTTTCTAATTTTCATCAGCAAATCTGTATTCCGTTCTTTCAGCGATGATATAACAGACTCATTAGTGCTATTCTCAAATTCATGCACCATCGAAGTTATCATATTGGTTTTATGTTTTTGTTCTCTTAGCTTGGTTAATTCTTTTGAGGCTCTGTACATTGCCAGTACTACAGCATCTACATCGCTAATGTAGGGGTCGTAGAATTCTCCTAAGAATAGGTGGCATGCTTCAAATATATCTTCGTCTTTAGAAAATTGTCTTTCCATCACTTATATCCTTAGCGACAGATATTGCGTCTAAAGAGTGCTGCATCTTTCCTCTTCCTGTCTGCATCAGGTAAGAAGGGTGGTAGCAAGGCACGATGACTGAATCAGTATAGTCAACAGACTGCATTTTGCCAACAACATCTCCAAGTTTGAGTTTATGTTTTGAGATTTTCAGCAGTAGGGATGTAGGAACCTTACCAAAGGTAACGATAACCTTTGGTGCAACCTCTTGAATCTCTTTCCAGAGCCAGTTCTTGCAGGATTGGATTTCCTCTTTCTTAGGAGGTCTGTTCTTTTTGCCTTCAACTGGTCTGCATTTCACAGTATTTGTGATATAAACATTTTCCCTGTCTATCCCTAAATCTGTAAGCATTTTCGTAAGTAAGTCGCCACATCTTCCTACAAATGGCTCTCCGAGTAGGTCTTCGTCAGCTCCCGGAGCTTCTCCGACAAGCATTAGCTTAGCTTTTTTATTACCTTTGCCAGCGACGACATTTGTTCTTGTTTCGCAGAGCGTGCATCTAGTACAGTTCAAATCAGTCATTTATATCTCCATTCGCCAAGATGCTCTGGACTCCCATAATCTTATCGAGCATAGCAACGCCTAAAACATCAAACTTAATCATACCAATATCTTCCATATCCTGCATCTCCATTCCAGCAACCATATTCTTAGTTGTCTGGTCTAGAATCATAGGGCATATCTCATTAAGAGGCTGAGGAGAAATAATTACACCAGCAGCGTGCTTGCTTTGAGTTCTCTTTGTTCCCTCTAGTCTAATAGCTTGCTCAAACCTCTTTGCCATCTTGCCTTGTAGGTTGTTGTTCTCATCTATGTAGCACCAATCCCTTAGTTTGTCAGCTCTATTTTCCAAAGCCCATCTGATTATTGAGGATTCTCCAGTAGAGTCTTTCATCTCTTGAAGGTCATCTGCTATGTCTGCTTTATCAGGTATGTTTTCAGTAATCGAGTTCATCTCTTCAAAAGAAACATCTCCATAGGTTCTGAGGACATCTTTCATTGCACTCCTTCCCATCATTGTTTGAAAAGTAATCATTTGTGCAACTTTTTCTTCGCCATATTTAGACTTGATGTAGTCAATGATTTCATCTCTCTTAGAAACAGGGACATCCATATCAATATCAGGCATAGATACTCTATCGGCAGTGTTTCTACCTGCGTTATAGAATCTTTCAAAAATTAGTCCATATTCTATAGGGTCGATTGATGTTATTCCAATAAGGTAAGAAACAAGACATCCAGCAGCAGAGCCTCTGCCGGGACCCGGAAGCCAGCCTCTTTCTCTAATTTCATTTATAATATCGGCAACAATCAGAAAGTAACTAGACAGTCCTGAGCTTTGCAAAACCTCAAGTTCTGAGTTTATTCTATTTACATAATCTTCTTGTTGTTCTGGCGTTATCTTTCCCTCTATTTTTTCTTTCCATCCTTTACGGCAAAGATTTCTTAGGTGGTCATCAGGTGACTCACCCTCTGGGCAAGTGAACTCAGGAAGGATTGGGGCTCTCAGTATGTCATACTCTCCACACTGAGAAGACACCAGCATCGTGTTTGAAATTTCTTCTTGAGTATGCAATTCTTGCATCTCTTCAGTAGATGGTATGTGGTATTGGCAAGACTTAAAGAAGTGTTTATGGAGATTTTTTCTAGCCGACGATACATTTGACATCTTAGATTTTACTTCAGGCAGCGTTGTCCTCATAAGATTGCACAGCAGTACTCTGTGGTCGTCGCAGTCTTGTTGTGTTGCGTATCTTGAGTCATTCGTAGCAATTGCCTTGCATCCTGTATTCTTAGACAGGTATCTCATGCCATCTGCCAAAAGCTTTTGACATGGACGGTTAGCCGAGTCTTGTAACTGCACAGAAAGCAAAACATTTTCTTCAGTAACTGCTTCACAATAGTGAGAGATGATTGCTTTGCATCTTTCAACCCAATCTGGATGTACATATGCTTTTGCTTCGTCATAGCTCTCTGCATCGTAAGGTGCCGAAGACTCTGAAAAATCATAGTCAAGCAAAGCGCAAGATAGTGGTGAGTCTATATGTCCGTCAATCACAAAGATGTTTGAGTCAGCTATTTCTTTAAATTTATCTAAAGGCAATTTTGGTTGCTTAGAGTAGTTTTCTGGGTTGTTAGACTCAGAAGAAAGCCTTACTAACGTTTTCCATCCTTCAGTGTTCTTAGCCAGCACAGTGACAAACGCTAGGCCATATTCGGTCTCAAGAGGTATTTTGCAGCCTAGTATAGGCTTAAGCTCTTGAGACTTGAACTCTTTAATAAAATCAACAGCTCCAGCAAGCGTAGAAAAGTCTGTTATAGAACAGCCATCAAGACCTAGCTGTTTTATCCGCTTAGCTATGTCCTTTGGTTTGTTCAGACCTTTTAGCAAACTGTAGTGTGTGTGGCATATTAATGGAAAATATTTCACTGTTTGAACCTCTTAAACCAATCTTCAACTTTATCTGACTCATTGTTATTTACAGCATCTACAAGAGTCACAATATCTGTAAGTGCTTCTATATTCATGTCAAGCATTTGCATGTACGAAGACTTATCTATATGCTCAGTGGCTGACAGCTCTAGGTTTCTCTTAACACCTTTCAGCTGCTCTAGTCTTACATGGATTCTAGTTTTCATTCTGTACTTCCGGGAGCTTTATACTTCGTAACCTCATGACCTATTTGTTTATACTTTTGAGACACAGTATCTATGCCGTGCAGCTCTATAGCTTGGCGAACCTGCTGGCACTTAGTCATTGTCTCTCCATACCTATTCAACTGAGGTTTTATGTGAGTTCCTTCAAAAGTCGTCTTGCCCTGATGACACAGCTTACTACATTTCCAAGACTTGTTCAACCTTGGTATTCTAGTGGACTTAATTTTTTCAAATTTTTCTTTTATTATTTGTTTAGTCTTAGGAATATCAGACCTATCGAAGCACAGTGAGAATGGCCCACCATCATTGATAAAGTAAATCGTAATCATTATGTTGTCAACGTCTGGATATAAAACTGAAGCGGCATAGTGATAGATTCTAAGCTGGGGGTCATTCTGAAGCTTCTCGTATGTTTTCTGTTTGCCTGTAGCCCAATCTAGCCTCTTGCCTGTCTTCCAGTCTATGATTTCATAAAACCCGTCGTCAACCTTAGTAATGAGGTCAATAGTTCCTTTCATTGCAAGCTTTCCAGAAACTTTTTCTCCGTTTACTTCATACTCATAGTCAGCCCAGTCTTCATCAATCTCAAAGTCAAAATGAGGTTCTGCATCTACTATTGTTCTTTTTCTTGGGTCAAACATTCCATCGTTCAATTGCAATGCTTTCCAAGTCCAGTCTTTGCAATGCTTCAAGTCTAGAGGCTTCCAGTCGTGATAGTCAAATGCCGACGAATAATAATTATAGACATTCTCAACAAGCTCATTTATATCACAGTAGCTTGTAAAGACCTTGCCTACTACATCATCTACAAAAATCTTTTTTCCTTCTTGCTTTGCTTTCTTTGATAACGCAAGAACTTCCAAGGCTTTGTGTACGATAGTGCCTTTGTCTGCTTTGAGGCCACCTTTCCCTCTCCAACCAAGTACATACTCGCAGAAATATTGCTGCGGACACATAGTGTGGCAGTTGTAGCTAGACGACCTAAAATATGTGATTATAATTTTCTAGTCCTCCTGAAGAACAGACATGTCTACCCAGCCGAAACTTGCAAGTGTCTCATATAGAGCTTTGTTTTGTTCAGCTAGAACCATATTTTTGTTATCAATTACAGCATCAAAGTTTTTCCAATCATAGTTATCTTCATCAAGAGCAGTCTCGCTTGAATGACAGTCCTCTGAGTTTTGACCTCTAGTCAGCCTTATAACTTTGCCTCCTGCTTCTTGTATGCCAGATACCTCGTTAGGAAACCTGCAGTCACATATAATCGGCATGTAGCAACCCTCAGCTTTAATTTTTCTAATTGTAGCGTCAACCCAAATGTTAGGGTTTGTTGCTCTAAAGAAGTCTGTTCCTACATACTGCATAAGTTCTCTGGCAGTTAGCTTTTTGGAGCGGAAATTGCTATTCGCAAATGGAACGTCCCCCCAACACACATTTGAATCAGAGTTCTTTTGTTCGTCTGTTCCATAACACTGCTCTCTTGTTAGTCCAAAAATATCCATGCAAACATTTTTCTTAAGCAAATCAGCAAAAGAATATATCTTTATGAACGGGTCTAGCTTAACCTTTAGAAAGTCTTTCATCGCCACCGACTCATTAAACACATCAAACACGCCAGAGCTGTCTACGTCTCCAAGGACATCAGCCACCCAAAGCTTACCTTCATTGGTTATCTTGAATCCAGATGTCAGCCCAAGAGACATCATCTCCAAACCAATAATTAAGTTTGCGCAGGTGTTTTTACCACTCTGCTTTCTACCTGCAAATCCTAGTATTCTCTGTTCCATTAGAATTGAGTCCTCTTAATTTTTTCAATTAAAGGTTTTATGTCCGATGTTATGCTGTCTAGGCTTATGTCACCAACATCACTTCCAGTAAAATTTGGTATGTAGACACGGTATGTTCTTTGGCATTTATTTAGTGTGTTTATTGCGCCTTTCCTGCCTGCATCATCATTATCTGTCATAATAATCAGCGACATAGCACCCATCATATCAAGAACATCTTTTTGTCCATCGCTAAGTGTAGTTCCAAACATTGCCACAGAGTTATGAATCCCGTTTTCTTCGAGTCTCCAAACATCTGCTGGCCCTTCAACAAGTATAGCTATATTAGACTCTTTTATAAAGTCCTTAGCAAACCAAGAATTGTAAAGGCAAGAGTCTGCATCAAAGCCTGAGCTGTGAATCCATTTTGGCTTTACTCCTTCTTTGAGTGTCCTTCCAGAACATGCAATCATGTTTCTGTGCTTTATGTCGTATATAGGCACAACAACTCTGCCTCGCATAAATGACTCATGATTTGTACATTCTCCTACATCATACTTGCGAAGTATGTCTTGGCTAAAACCTCTCATAGAATAGTACTGCGAAGGAATTGCTAGGCTAGAAACCACTCTTTGTCTAGGAATAGACATTTGGTTCGCTTTTTCACTTTTTCGTATACTGCTTATTTTGGAGTGAAACTTTCTTTTCTCCGCTTCTGCTGCGCTTACATTGAAGCTAGACAGATTGCGGCCACAGAAAGATGTCATAAAGTCAACAGTATTCTTAAAGCTTTCTATCTGGTCTCCGGGCTTTTCCCATCCTTTTCTAGCTGATAAGATGCCTCTTATAAAGCCTGTGAGTGTTGGTTTGAAGACTTCCTGACATTGCCTAGTATTGCAAACCCAATGTCCCGGTCTTGTATGGCCGTCTAAGTACAAGTTCAAGGCTGTTGGATTGTCACCTTGATGTATTGGGCATTGACACATGATGCGGCTGTAGTTTCTTGTATACTCAATATCAAAGAATTCAAGAAGGTCTTCTATCCTGTCTAGGATTTGCAACTCTAGTTCAGCCAGCTTATATGGGTCTACTTTAGAATAGGAATTCGTCGTCTTCATCTTCTTCACCCTCAACTACAAAACCTTGTTCAGAAGAGCCCGAGTTTCTTCTAAGCTCAGAGGCAGTTTCGCCTTCTTCAATTTTAGCACACCAACCCTTCATGTGCATGTTAATATAATCACCATCTTCAAGACCTCCTCCATGTCTTGCCACAATAGGAACTAACTTTCTGTTTCCGTTGCCTGCTCCGTCTTCAGCTATCTCTTCATCAGACTTCTTTTTGAAAATGCTAAAGTTACTACACAGCCATATAATTCTGTCTGAACCGCTTGCAGCGTCGGTAGACTCTCTGTTTATGCCGTCTCTATTTAGTTGTATAAAAGACAAGACAGGAACTTTGTACCTAAGAGCAAAATTATGAAGACCAGTCATCATGAAGCCAAGCACCTGAAACTCTGCCATGCTGTTAGAGATGGAGTCTGAGGTCATCAGCTTCAAATAGTCATATATAATAACACACTGCTTAGCTGTTCCATCATCGTTTAGCCCAACCTCTCTAGCAAGCCATCTACGTATGATAGCTAACTGCTCTTCAAATGACACGCCACCAATAGACCTGTGGTAATAAGGCATTGCATCTAGTTTGTCACCAGCCCTGTAAACTCTCTCTCGCTTGTCTGGAACTTCTTTGAACGTCCCTGTTTCAATATCATTAATCGAAACCTCGCTTAAAGCGGCCAAGCTCCTATGTTTATGGTCTTCAGCAGTCATTTCTGTGTCTAGATTAAGCACAGGAATATTTAGTTCTGACGCTATGTGCATACCTATATTATCAGACAAAAGAGTTTTACCAGTTTTTGGCCTAGCTCCAATAACATTCACAGTGCCTCTTCTAAGTCCTCCTCCTATTGCTTCATCATACACAGGGTATCCTGTTGATATGCCCATCAATTCAGACGGATTTTCTTCTAAAGACTGGATATATGAACGTATGTCTTTACCAAGAAGTTCTGGGTTTTCATTTTCTTGGTTAAGAAGATTGCCGAAATCAAAAATAGCATCCTCAGCTATACCAAGGATGTGATTTACTGTCTCGTCGCCTTTCAGGTTTTGGATTTTCCCTTTTGCTTGTTCTAGCTGATTGTCAAGAAGCCTAGCTATCTCTAGCTTCCTAATCTTCGCAGCAAATTTCCTGACATTCTCTAAATTAACTGGAAATCTTCCGACCGCATCTAGGTATTTTATTTCATCTTTTTTATCAAAGAACGACGACAAGTTCAGTTCAGACGCAGCAGAGAGTATGGTTGGCATGTCAATCTGCGAGGTGTCATCATCTTCAAGCACATGCTTTATACATTTGTAAATAGCCATGTTTGAGTCTACAGTAAACGTTTTCTCAGACACTATGTCAGCCACATCAAAGTATGCAGTAGAACCATAGCTAAATATACCAGCCAGAACAGCTCTTTCAGCGGCTGTATCTGATAAATTAAAATTATTTTGCTGTTCCATCACCCTCTCGCTCCTCTCACTTGGCAATCGTTGCATAGATACCTGCTTTTATCTGCTGGGATTAAAGCAGAGGCGACTGATTTAGTCTTCCCACATCCGGCACACGTAACTTCAACCAGAGTGGTTTTCCTGTTACGTGGAGTAGGAGGGAATTTAGATAGTTGTTTATCTATCTCAACATCCTCTTTGTGCTCGTTAAACTCTGCCATCTGCAGGAAAAGATTTGGTCTTTGTCCATCCTCTACAACAGGACTCCTATTTTTCTTGCTTGAGCTTTGTACATGAAAGTTATCTTGCTTCGGTTTATCTTGTTTTATTACAGAAGACTTCTTTGCAAGTTTCTTTATCATAAAGCTAACCTTAGTCAGGTCAGCCTCAGAAAGTCTGGACAGTGCTTGCTGTGTTTCTTCATCGAACATACTATGTCCTCCTAGTTCTCTGGATGGAAAGAAAAATTTCAACCCTATTGTTTATGCTTGACGACAAAAAGTTAAGTCTATCAGCTCTTTGTTTCGCATACAAATTTATCTTCCAAAGTTTTCTAGCATGAGAGTTGCCTCTTATTGCTTGCTGTAATCTTTCCGCATAAGAATAGCCTTTGTAGCTATTAACTTCTGTAGCGAGTATTGACTTAATCGTGCTATCTGACCAGTTTACCCTCGCCATCTCCCTATTGTACGCTCTTTGAATATGGAACGCAAGCTCATTTAACACAAGTGATGCTGCGCCACAGTCTGCCGGAGTTAGCTTTTCTATTTGCCTTCTGTCCATGTTCAAAAAAGACATCGCCTCAGTATTTGTATAATCATGAATAAAAGGCATCAGGCCTGTTCTTGTCTCATATTCATCAAGAATCCTGTCCCACTTCTTCAGTTCTTCAGCGGCAGGACTGGTGCTAGTTTTCAATTCTTGTTCGCCACTCATTCTCATCGTCCTTATAAGAAAATTCTACGACTGTGATACCGTTAATCTCACACCATTCAAGCTTTTCTCTGTCTCGCTTCTTGGCTTTTGCAAACCCCATTCTGTTCCCGTGGTAGTGGGGAATGAAAGAGTAATGCTGCTCTCCATGAACCTCTACACAGAGAGAGTGTAAAGGTATATAAAAGTCCAAGAACAAAGTCTCAGACCTTCTTATGGATATTGGAACCTCTTCTAGAATCGGACACGTAGGATATATTTCTTTAAGCAAACTTCTGGCTTTTAGATGGTACTGCGACCTGAGCCTCTTATCGTTAGCTTTAGGTATGTGTCCAGTTATTTTCCAATTTGAGTATTCGCCGTTTAAATCAATTACTCTCATATTCCCAACATTTCGTGCATCGACTCAATTAACTTAGTTCTCAACTCCTCATTTCTATTTAGTTCAATCCGGCAGTTTTCTGCGCCTTGAAATTTAGGCTTTTCTTCAGAGTCAACAAAATCAAACTTGTACCAAGCACCAGCTTTTGTTATTAGGCCTAAATCAGAGCCTAGTATTACTAATTCTGTACACTCGTCAATACCTTCACCGTATCTTAAGTAGCTGGAGATTTTACCTCCCGGAGGGCCAAGAGCAGAAGTAACCACTTGCCAATCTATAGTTTGTCCTATCTGTGTTCCTGAAACTTCCCAAGCCGAAAATCTTGTTGCTCTTAACTTGACATCCACTTGGTAAGCAACAGCCTGACCAGACTTTTCCTTAAACGCAGCACCGTATCCTGTAGGATTTCCCATCAGGTGGGTAATTCCAATGACTATGTTTCTATTGACAGGGACTACATTTGCAACTTTGCGACAAAACTTTGCTAACAGCTTTGCACCATCAGCTCTTTGCATTTTGTCCATTGAAGATGTGATTTCAGCTTCCGTACACAAAGCAGAATAGGAATCAAGAATCACCACAGAGCCGGGCACATTATTTATGGTCTTTTCAGCTATAGACAAATAATCTTCAGCAGTAAGAATTTTTCCCGGTTCTGAACCAATAACATGGAATCTATCTAAATCAAGACCTTCTATGCCCTCTAAGTCTCTTTTCTTAAGTCTGCCTTCAATATTAAAGAAGAAGACTTCTCTACCATTTGGGCAAAGCTCGCCTTTATACTCGTCTTGCTGACACTTAGCAGCAAAATGCAGAGACGTTGTTGTCTTGCCACACTTAGGCTGTCCAGTGAAGGTTATAAAACTGCCTTCCGGTATGCCTCCACCTAGCACTAAATTAAGAGCAGGAGAAACAGGTATCACTAATAGTTCTGAGTCAACAACAGCAGAACCTGAGCGTATAACTCCGTCTCCAAATTGCTTGATAATGTCTTTTTCTATTACACTAGTCATCTAAATCCCTCAACTTTCCTAACGCCGTTTTCTTGACAACATGGTCTCTAGGGCGCTCAGTCGTGCTTTTCCTATTTATCTTGCTTTCTACAGCAGGTTGTTTTGTCTGTAGAGCCCTTTGTTCCCTTTTGATTATATCATCAAGGTGAGGAGCATGCAAGGAGTATATGCTAGAGCCATCTCTTGCCTTCAAAGCATTAAGAATTGCTTTTGGCTCATATATTTTAAGAAGGCCTTGAGCTGCTATTAGCTGGATTTTATAAGGCTTCTTCCAGTGGTCAATCTGCCAAAACTTCTGAGGCAAGTCAAGCTTCTTGCGTAAAGCCTGTCTTTCACACATTAGTTCAGCTATATACTGTGCGGCAGTAACAAAAGACCCACTAGAATACCTAGATGGGAATTTTTGTTTACTCATTTGGATTAATCTTCTGTACCGCTTTTGTATAGGTTCTGGAAACGCCGGACTGTCTAGTTTCGTCGGCTCTAGATGATGCTGCTCTTGTCATGATTGCAACGCCTCTTTCTCTTTTGGCCGTTGTCTCATTAATCATCATGTCTTTTGCGGTTAATCTTTTCGGGGCTTGCTTTTTTACCTGCTCTTTTCTCTTCTTTTTCTTGCGCTGTGCAGACATTTCGTCAAGCGTTTTTTGAACGGTAGGCTCTGTTCTGCCAATCTCTTTTGCTATCTCTTTAGCAGAATGACCATCTCTGTTCATCCCCTCAATAATATATTTTTCTGATTTTGTTAGTTTGCCTCTAGCCATTACGCCAACTCTCTTTCTGCATTAGATAACCAAGCTTCATTTTTAGTTTCAAGAAATTTCAAGTATAAATCAAAGGCTTTAGGTGTCACAACTCTGAAGTCCCAAGTCTTACTAAATCTAGTACTTTGAGATTGGTTTCTTTCTGAGTACATACCCTGTGGATTGAATAAATTGCCGTACCTATCTTGTTTGATATAATGTATTTCTTTTTCATTTACAACAACACGCTTTGCATAGGCGGTATTACTGGATTCGTTTACGATTTCCAGTCCTACAGTATAGCACACTGAGCCTCTGGTGTCTTCTTCCAAAGTTGCTTTTTCATCGCTATTCTTCGGAGAAGCCAAGCACGACTCAATCTCATTTTTAGAAATGTTAGCCATTTTTATTTCCTGTCCTTATATAATTCTTTTTCTGTGTCTCTGTCATATTTTTAATATCAGACTGATTGGATGTCCTATACCAAGGCTTTTCAGAACTTTTCTCAACTCTCTTCATGCCATCAGGCAGAGAGCCACCCTTAGCTTTATAAGCATTATGCTTAGCATGAAGCTCAGCCTTCTGACTTGAGCTCATTCTTGAACTGTTTCTATCAGCTAGATGCCCGATTGTTATTGCGCCGTCTGACTTTTTAACAGAGCCATAAGCAATATCATCTTCATACGCTCTTCTCAGTCTATGCTTTTTACAGCTTGGGCACCTCTTAAGAAGTTTGTATTCTGACAATTTTTGAAACACTGTAAAGTAGTGACCGCACCCTTCATTGTCTTCATCACAAATATACGAGTATTCTGGCATTATTGTTCAAGTCTTTCAATGATATTTGGAATAATAGAGTTTCTGACAATATCCTCTTTCTTCAAGTAGACAACACCAACCTTTTCTAGACCATCAAGTTTGTCCAGACAGTTTTGAAATGCTCCCTTCTTAAAGTCAGGCAAATCTGACTGAGATATATCGCCGGTTACTATTAGTTTAGAGTTTTTGCCCATTCTTGTCAAGAACATTTTCATTTGTTCCATAGAAAGATTCTGGCACTCATCACCAATTATAACCGCATTATGGAAAGAACGACCTCTCATAAAGCCTACAGGAGCTACCTCCAAAGCACCTTCGTTCTTCCAAGATGATATTTGCTGCCTAGACACATAGTAGCTTAGCTCATCAAAGACAGGCAGCATATAAGGATGCAGCTTTCTATCAGCAGTTCCCGGCAAAAAGCCAATATCCTCACCCGCAGACATAACAGGCCTAGTTATCACTATTTTATCAACTATGCCTTTTTTCATAAACTCTGCTGCGCACGCAGCAGCTATATGCGTCTTTCCACTTCCGGCAGGGCCGTCGCAAAAAGTTATATCATTTTTATATATTGACTTAATATAATGTTTTTGATTTACACTCTTAGCTTCGAGCCTGTTTTTTAGGTAAACTTTCTTATCCTCTGTATAGCCGTCCTTCAGGTATTTAGGTGTTTTTCTTGCCATTAAAAGTCATCTTCTATATTAGCTACTTGATATTCAGTTACTCTTGTCTCAAAAAAGTTTTTGCATTTTTCCAAATCTATAATTTCACTCATCCAAGAAAACGGGTTTTGAGCATCCTTATAGGGAGACTCTATCCCAAGATTCGTGAGCCTTCTATTAGCAATAAAAGACATATACTCAATAAACATCTCAGAGTTTAGCCCTAATATGCCGTTTGGAAGCACGTCTTTGGCATAGTCAATTTCCAGTTCCATGGCTTTCTGTATGTGTTGCATGGTTTCTAGCTCAAATGATTTTGTCCATATGCGAGGATTGTCTTCACGGATTCTATTTATTAGCGTAGTACCAAACTTAATATGGAGGCTTTCATCTCTTAGTGTGTACTGTATCTGCTCACCAATTCCCGGCAACTTGTTCTGCCTATTAAAAGAAAGCAACATTGCAAAGCCAGAGTAGAAGAAAATTCCTTCGCACACAACATAGTAAGTAATAAGGTTTCTCAGAAATTCTCTTTTCCCTTCAATCGTGTTGATGTTAAAGTCGGGCCGATTAATGTCTGTAGATATTTCCATTAGGAAATCGTCTTTTGCTTTGATACTCGGAATAGAGTTATACGCTTGATAAACCTCATCAATATCTAGAGAAAGAGAGTCGCAACAGTAAACAACAGTCAGGTTGTGCAAGCTTTCTTCATAGGCCTGACGCAATATGTACTGTCTGCACTCTGCGTCCGTAACAAACTTAAATATTGACAACAGCAGATTATTGGCAACAAGAGACTCACTGCCAGCAAAAAAACCAAGACATCTTTTTACAACAAGCTTCTCTTCATTAGACAGACTGTTGCCTTTCCATTGTTCAATATCTTTAGCCATTGAAACTTCTGTAGGCATCCAGTTATTCGCAGCGCCATCTATAAACAAATCCCATGCCCATTTATTTGTATGAGGTAGAATTTGGTTTACAACCGCAACTTTATCTGATATAATTTCTTTATTTTTTTTCATTATTGACAACTCTCACAATCTGGATTATCTATTGCGCAGGCTTTAACATTACTTAAGTCCTCTGCAACACTATCTTCTTCTTTTACTTCTTCTACTGTTGATTTTTCTACTCTGGTTGCAGACTTGCTTCTTAGGTAGTAAGTTGTTTTCAACCCTTTATCCCAGCAGTAGTTATACATGTCATTAAGGTATTTAAGACTTGTTCCTTTATTATAAAGATTAAAAGACTGACCCATGTCAATCCATTTCTGTCTAGCTGCGGCTGCATCTACAAGTGTTTCGTAGCTAATATCGAAAGCAGTCTTGAAGTGCTCTTTGAATTCTTCATCTAAGTCAATGGAAAGTACATCTCCATCAGCTGCTTTTAGAGCATCAACTAGCTCTTTGCACCAAATACCTTTCTTTTTTGCAAGCTCAACGAAGTGCTCATTAATCATAGTGAACTCGCCACTCAATGTCGAATATACAAACAATACCGAATAGTCTGGTTCTATAGACTGGCTACAACCTTGTATGTAGGAGATTGTAGCTGTAGGAGCAATTGCCATTACGTTTGAGTTTCTCATTCCGTGCTCACGGATATGGGCTCTGACCTTATTCCAATCCATTGTCTCAAAATCAGAAATATGGAACTCTTGGCCAGTTCTATTTCTCATAAGCCTACAGTAAGTATCTATTGGTAAATTACCATAACTCCATTCTGAGTGCTCGTAACTTTCATACCTGCCTTTTTCTTTAGCAAGCTTTGATGAAGTTAGTATCGCATAGTAAGAAACATATTCTTGAATTTTATCACACAATTCTACAGCTTCTTTTGAGTCATAGGCAATACCAAGTTTATGGAGCATTCCATGAGTACCCATAATGCCTAACCCAACAGGCCTGTGACGTAGGTTAGAATTTTTAGCTTCTTTTGTAGGGTAAAAGTTTATATCAATAACATTATCAAGACCTCTAACCGCGACCTCGACGGTCTCTTGTAGCTTCTTCCAGTCTAATGTTCTAACTTTAACATGACTTTCAAGATTGACACTCGCTAAGTTACAAACAGCAGTCTCGCCGGTCTCTACAACCTCACCTTGTTGGTACGTAGTTGGCTTTGTATGAAGCAGTATTTCAGTGCATAGATTCGAGGAATGTACTACGCCTTCATGCTTGTTGCTATATCTTATATTTGAGGGGTCTTTAAAAGTAATCCACGGATGACCAGTCTCATAAAGAGATTTAAGCATCTTCTTCCAAAGCTCTTTTGCTGAGATAATACGGAAGCTTTTTACACTGCCGTCTTTTGCAAGTCTTTTAGCTTTTCTATATTCTTTTGAGAACTCATTTCCATACGTTTCATGTAGCGATGGAAATTCAGAAGGGTCAAACAGATACCAGTCATCATCTTTTCTGGCGGCTTTCATAAACTCATCACAAACCCAAAGAGCTGTGTTCATATCGTGACAGCGCCTTCTGTCGTCTCCAGTGTTTTTTCTCAGGTCAAGAAAGTCTTCAACGTCTATATGCCACACCTCTAGATATGCGCATCCAGCCCCTTTTCTTTTTCCTCCTTGGTTAACGCCTACAAGAGTGTCATTGAATATTTTCAACCAAGGAATCAAGCCAGATGACTGCCCATTTGTACCTTTTATGTAAGCTCCAGTAGACCTGACAGAGCTCCAATCTACGCCCAAACCTCCTGCATATTTTGACAACCTAGCCTGCCCATGGATAGTGCCAAAAATGCCATCAATTGAATCATGTACCGTGCTTAAGTAGCAAGACGAAAGCTGCGAGTGGCACGTACCACTATTGAAGAGGGTAGGAGTGGAAGGAGAATACCGAAACTCAGACATCATATTGTAAATTTGTATTGCCTTTTCCTCTTTATTCTCTTCTTGAAGACAAAGACCCATAGCAACACGCATGTAGAAGGCTTGTGGAGTTTCCATTCTTCTACCTTCTTTGTGGATAAAGTATCTGTCATAAAGAGTTTGTATTCCAAGATATTTGAAATTTTTATCTCTCTCTATATCTAGGCTTTCACTAAGCATTTCTAGGTCGTAACCGAGCATCTCTTGAGAAAGCCTGTCTTCTTTTACCAGAGTCTTGATGTTTTTAATAAAGCAGCTTCTGTACTCTTTTTCAAGCTGACAGTCTACGCTCTTTCCAAACACCTCTTTGTAAAGGTTATTAAGCAATATTCTGGCAGCTACATAATTATAGTTAGGCTCTTTCTCTATCTTAGAGCGAGCGGACATAATCAAGGCTTTGTCTATTTCTGCGGTTGGTATCTTGTTGTAAATCTGCAAGCTGGCATCTAAAACCACCTCGCTAGGAGAAACAGAATCAAGACCCTCAGATGCTCTTTCTACGCATTTATTAATCTTATCAAGGTTGATGTCTTCCAGTCTGCCGTTACGTTTCTTTACTTTTTGCTCAGCCACTATTTTTCTCGACGCTTTCTTCTTGGTTTTGTGTTTTGTAAAAAATCAAAGACTTCTCGGCCTTTGTCAGATTCAAAAGATTTCTTTTTGCCTATTGGATTTCCTCTTCCGTCTCTTTCAACAAGAACAATCTCAATCCTAGGCGACTGCTGTTTCTTCATGTTCAAATCCTAGTATATAAAAAAAAGACCTCAGACGCAACAGTATTTAGCATCCAAGGTCGTGTTTTAAAAAAGCGACACTTATCTGGGGTCAAAGCCGTTCTTCATGTTTGCTGCTTATAAATTATAACGGACTAAGACACCTTTGCAATGCCGGATGTGTCGCTCTAGCGAAGATTCGCTCAGGTTTCCAGCTAAGTATAAATACACCAAGAAAAAGTGGCTAATAAGAAATTTTTTGTGCTTTTAGCGCTTTCTTCACGCATGTGCAGTAATTGGTGTACTTTTCTCCTGCGGGTGTAGTTCCACTCACATACCCTTTTCCATAACAGTTCTTGCAGTTGCTTTTTGAGAAGGCCGCTGCTATATCAGGGTTGAAAGATGTTCTGTATCTAAATTGTTTTGTCATTTCTCTCTAGCTTTTTTCTAAATTGCCTGCTTTGATGAAACTTGTTTTTATTTACAACCGAATAGTCATGTGTTTTAGTGGCTACTCCGGGAATCAACTTTTTATAATCTAACCACTCTCTATTTAACATTGTGTCAAGAGATAAGTAACCTTTGCTTTTAGATATATTTATCAAAGCCTCGGCTCCTTTCGGCTTAAGTATATACCCTGTAGAGTTGCCTCTTGCATATCCGGGAGTTGGATAGTCTATGGCTTGATAGTCAATGAAATTAGGGTCTTCATTAACTTTGTCATACGGAGCCTTATCATAAACAGGAGCTCTACATATTTCTATAGCCTCGTCAAACATATCAAGTATATTTATAGGAAGCTTTGACTTAATTATCGCATCGTACTCAAAGATGCAGATAGCAGACTGCTGAGAAAGGCACATTTCCCATAGAAGAAAATGAGAACAAAAGCATCCTTTGTTTTGAGGCGTGCTAGATGTTCTTATAAATTTATCAACAGTGCCTTTATTGATATGGTATTCAGAACTCTGAATCCATTCTTTATATAAGTTAATACCTCTGTCCTGACAAAACTTATCCGACTGAGTATGCCAAACGCCATCAAATAACTCGGCATCATAACCTAAGTCATTAAGAGATGATAACAGGTTTTTTGCCTTGTATTTGGTGCCTATGTCAGGAGAGTTGTAAATTATGTAAGATTTCATTAGATGAAGTTTGTGTGCTGAGGCTTGTCTATTGTGATATGATGTAGCTGCCTATTCACACAATCAAGCTTGCAGAGTGCTATACAGTCATTGAAGTCTATGTTATTTATGACGTGTTGCCTCCTATCAGAGTTCCATATCTCTTCAAGAGTATTTTCTCTTAGGTCTCCAAGCTCATATTTATCTATACCTCTTAGATGGCAACAAACATAAACTTTGTGCACATTAATTACACCACTAAAGCTTTGCCCTCTACATTTATCGTATTGCTTTTTATATTTTGTATCATATTTAAATTCAGAGAGATGTACTTTGAAGTCCTCTGTCTGCATTGCCCTACACTCATCTATGTACTCTGGTATTGTTCCGTCTCCATGGAATGGACGAAACTGAATGTAGTCAATCCCAGCCTCTTTACACATCTCTGTCGCGGCGACCATATCTGGGTTTGTAAGCTCGCTTGTCAAAAAACCTGCCCCGATAGTAATGTCAGTACCAAGCTCTTTCTTCCTTTTAGCTAGCTTAGTCATGTTTGCAAATGCTGTATCTAAACCTGCAGGTCCGGGACTTGGAACTCTTCTTATCGCTGTATAAACTTCATGGCTACCAGCATCTATACTAACCCTAACCCAAGAGTTATTTTTGACTACAATATCTATTGACTCATCTGTCTTGAATAGTGTGCCATTAGTGACCATACCAACATCAAGGCCTTGAGACTTGGCATATTCTATAAGCTGTGGAGTATACTTGAAGACCATCGGGTCTCCTCCTCCCGTGAAGCTAATTCCTTTTGCTTTCATAGCAACCATTTGGTCTATGTAGCTTTTAGCCTGCTCTAGCTTAAGAGTCTCATTGTTTGTTCTACCACCCGCTCCTTTTGCAAAACAACCTATGCACTCATGGTTACACAGATTAGTTGGGTCTAGCTCCCACATAACAGGCGTTGTATCGCCGGTCTCTAGATACTGACTTACTTTATCGCCATGATAAAATAGCTTTTTTTCCAGATTCATCGGCGTAAGAATTTTTTCCATTGATATTACTTCTTTAGAATTACAACATTGAAGAGCTGTCTGTGCATACCCTCAGCATTAACTTGCTTGACACCGTGCCAGCCATAAGAAACATTCTTAAACAAAAGGGATTTATTACCTATTATAGGATAATATATACTTTCTGTAAAGTCTTCTGGCTCTGGATTCATAGCTTGTATCTTTTTACCTTTGTAGAATACAGTATTTCCTCCATATTCTTCTTTCCAATGTTTGGGTGTGAAATAAAATAGATGTGAGCCATATTTGCCAGCACTGTCAACATGAGGCGAAACGTCAAGGCCTTTAGCTGTTCTATGAAAATCTAGCCGGATATGAAAATCTTGTATCAAAAGAGTATCTCTAATCCAGTCTCTGTACTCTCTGTCATAGAGGATATAATCACACAATTCTTGCCAAAGCTCAGGCAATTGTTTGACATCTACGAAGTAAGGCTCGAAGTACCTAGATTGAGGTGTTACATGATAACACATAAACCTTCTACAGTGAGGTCTCTGATTTCTCTTGCGAGTTGCCGGAAACTCATCTTGAAATAATTCATCAGGAGGAAAGCTATCTAAAAGCTTATCATAGAATTCCTGAGTTATAAAGCTGTCTATGAGTTCGTGAGGCGCATATCCGTCCTTATCATAAAAGGACGCCAGTTCCTGAGCGTTTATCACTAATTAAAAAATCCTTTTATATTTTCTATCATAGGGAGCATTTTAGAAAACCCACCCCCTGATACTAGAAAGTAAATAACGATGCCAAGGCCTAGGATTATGGCAAGCCATTTTCTCTTACCAGCTACCTCTTTGGCCTTGGCTGTTATTGCTTGTATCTTTTCAATCCTAAAACTTCTTCTTTTGTCCCTTTTGTCTTCCTTGACATCTGGCTCTGCGGAAGACTCCGTATCTTCTTTTTTATCTTTTAATTTTTTAAATAAAGGCATTTTCTTGTCCGTTAGTTGTCAGAAGACCGAAGCGATTCTCCAACAATCCAAGAAGCTCCGATAATAACTACGTTAGTAACTACTTCTGAAGATACTTCAAATCCAAGTGCTTGTGCGGTGACAGCTACGACACCGGCTACAGCAACCCAGAAGCGTCTAGATTTAACAAGGTTTTTAAGTTTAGTACCCATTAGGGTCTCCTTTTTAAGAGTAAGAGACTGGCAGGGCCGAAACCCTGCTCAGTCAAGTTAAAATTAAGAATCTGTACCATTCTTTGGCTTATAAACTGCACGAGACTCATTACCCATTTGGCTAAGAGTATTCGTTGGCAATCCAAGTCTTCCAGAATGAAACGTAAGCGTTCCACCGTTTTGGTGAGGTGCGCCGATTCCATTAGCTGCGTTGTCAGCTCCATCTGTTGCTGCGGTGCCTGTCGATATGTCGTGCATACCAGTGACATCGCCAGTTGGGTCAACATTCCAGTTAGTGCTTTTGCCGGGAATACCAAACGCAATCCAGTGACCAGCTCTGATAGCTGAAGCAGTCTTTACTGTTCTAATTGTATCACGCTTTGGAATACCACGAGCATCAGCGTACCCAGCACCACCTCTAAGGGCGTCTGCTGTCTGACCTGCTACTGTGAAGCTGTTTCTATTTCTAGTACCAGCATCATAATTAACATTACCTACAAGTCTTACCTGAGCTTCTCCGGCATTGTCGGCAAAAGTACCTGCGCTGACCGATTTATCCGTATCAGCAGTGTCAGCTACTTTAGAACCTACGTTTTCGCCAAGGGTAGCACCAAGGTCTTTACTTGTTAGATTTCTGTCAGCAGGAACAGTTCCTCCATGACGGATTACACCACCGTTATCTTTGGTGGAGCTTGATGTGACGGAACTTCCGTCAATTTGAGTAGTATATGGTAAAGCCATTTTCTTTCCACTTTCTTAGTAAGTATTTTTCCTATTTTCCTAATGAAAAAGTCCTTTCCCACACTTATAATACACCAAAAGTGGACTTATAAGAACGTAAAGATTTGAAGCAAGCTCCATATAACTCAGCATCTTGTATTTTATTATAATGGTTTATCGACCATAGCCTGCCATTATATATTACATTCATATTGCATATATCGCCCGCATATCTGGCTAATGCTATTTGGTCTGTTATGTCGTCTGAAAAATATCCTGTTGATAGGAAACAGTTCTGTACGCCTATCTCTTTGAGGACATTAAAAATACTTATTATTTTTCTGTTTGTATGGAACCTATAGTCAATCATCACTCTGAATACAGCATTTCTTTCTATGCATATGTCAAAGACTGAACTGACTTCATCCTTAAACTCTATTAGGTCATTTGAATTTAACAAGTAAGAAGGGTTAGCCACGAAGTCTATGCAGTTGGCTCCTTTCCTTATATTGCTAATTGCCATGTGACATTTAACATCACACGAAGATAACCCGCCGGGAAAGTCCACACAAGAAGACAAAAGGAAATCGCCAGCTAATAAGTCTCTTGCTTTTGGGAGCATGTCAGGAGTAACTGAGATTCCGGAAAGACTATGTTCTACACAAAAGAAGCAAGCCTCCATAACATCCCTGCTATGAACTGGCTGATGGTACAGACTTATAAATTTTTCCATGTCTACTCTTTTATCAGACTATCCGCAAAGCCGTAGTAAATAGCTTCTTCAGCTGTCATAAACCATTCTTGAGTGTTTTTTATTTTTGTCTTTATATAATTTTTTATGTAAGACGCTGGCTTACCTTCAAATGCCTCAGAGTCTTTACATCTGTGTGAGTATATATCGAGCATCAAAGAGTTGCATTTTTCGTTCCATTCTATAGTTGATTTTGCCGCCATAGAATTCATATCCAATCCTATGTTTCCAAAGTGAACTAGAAACTCACAGCTTTTAGCCAGCAATCTTTTATGTGCAGCTTGAAGAATAATACTGCTCATTGAGCCTACATGACCAAAGCCTTTTATTGTTATCGGGCTTTTTGAGAGCCTTATGCAGTCATACATGGCCATACCATCGTGCCAACTACCACCTATGATGTGCATATGGACAGTAATTGGAGCGGACGAGAAGCTGTTTAGCACACTGATATTTTTCTCAAATTTTACTGCAGACTTGTAGTCAACACCCGCCTCTTCATCTGAAGAGAGGTGGCTATGTAGAAATATCTCCCTTGTATCTAGATTTATGCCATATTCATGTATATCTTGAACAAGAGAATGTTTTTGGTTCAGCGTTCTAGACTTGGCCATCTTTCAGCTTTTCTTGTATACGATGCATGACATCCCTATCTTTGAACAACTTGCCTATGGCTATTCTAAATCTGTACCTTGTGTAGATGTCTAGGGCTTCAACGCCTTCCACTGACTGTATGTCTTTAGATACGGAGTCTGAGATATTAAAGTTTGTGTGACCAGTCCAAAAATTAAAAGACTTTGAAATGGAGTTGTTGTCTGTAACTGGCATGACTCCAAAGTTTGTCATCAGAATCTTCATGCTTTTAGACGGCATAAAAGA